TCCGTAAGGACTAGCTGTAGTTGCCATGATTGTTTCTCCTAATTATTTTTTCCCCTTTCCAAAAGATCGACCATTCTCTTGACCTTCAGCAAATTTAGGCATACGTGGATCGCTTTGATTCATGTATTGTGCGTCAACTGCTTCAGTCTGTGCTCGTGTTTTTTCACCAACATAAGCTTTCCTCTGGTCTATCATTTCTTGAGGAGCTTTACAAAGTAATAGACCTCCAATTTCTATGCCTTCTTTAAATTGGCTATTGGGGTCTGACTGTATTATGACTTCTGGGTGTTCCGAATGCTTCACCGGTTCCCAGCCTTCACGCATTTTTGAAGAGACGTTCATGTTATCCGGTTCATTAAGTAAAGAAACTCTAACCCAACGATATGCCCACCCAGGTTGTTTTGTGAACTCTGGAAGAAGCGAGGCAGGTTGCCATTTTTTCGCTACGTCTTCTCGTACTTCTGTTTCTCTTGATTCTCTTTTTACCTTATCCATTTGCGTTCTCCAATTTAATCATTTCTCGTGCATATTGCTCCGGTGTTAACTTAAGCTTTTTAGCAAAAGCAACTTGTGTCTTACTTAGGCGTACTTTTTTTGGCGCGGTACTTCGCGTTGCCGGTGCAACTACATTAGAAGGTTTGCGTTGGGCGGGTTTCTCCGGTTCCAACGAATTATCCCCAAAATTCTCAGGGAATCGTTTTTGCATCGTTTCATCTATACGACGGTAGTATTCGTCAGAAGTAGGGTTTATGCCACTCCTAACTAATCTTTCATGTACTCCTAAAGCTAATGAAGTCATCTCTTCATCTTTACCAAACCAGGTATTGTTTGCTTGCCAAGCCTGAGCTCTAGCGTCTGGTTGTGGTACTTGAGGACGTACTGGTTGTTGATTAGACTCTACACTACTTTCAGGGGTTTGTGAAGAGGCATATTGTGGTTTTAATGCTGAAGCTTGAGATAATCTCATTTGAGCACTATTCATTGCTCCTTGAGCTTCAATTATTTTCTCTGTGTCGCCAGCATCATAAGCTTCACGATAATCTCGTTTAGCTAAATTTAATTCACTTTCAGCAGATTTTACTAATGTCTTAATATAATCTTCTTCGCCTGTGCTTAACGTAGTTTGAAGTCTTTTATTTTGCTCATACACTTTTTGTGCGTAAGCAATAGCTTCTTCTTTTTCACGCGCTGCTTCTTCTTTAGCCCGTCTTTCATCATGCCACACTTTTTTAAGTTGAGACATGCGTTGTTTAACACGCTCAGAATAATCCTCTAAAGTATCTTTTTCTAACTCCTCTACCATTTCTTGAGGTAAAGGATCTTTGCCTTGATCTTCAGGAGGCGTGTCATCTTCCTCTTCAACCTCTAAATCTAATTCAGCTTGTTTAGGTTTTTCTGGTTCTACGCGTTCAACGTCTGCGGTGGATTTTTCAGGCTTAGTATTTTTTTTATTTAAATCTACCTCAACTTCTTCGCCTTCCATTTCTAATTCATTTGGTATTTCATTTACTATTTCAGCCATATCAATCTCCTATGCGCGTTCGTATCCGCGTGGGTCATCGACCACTGCTTCTACGGTATCGTCGTTAATAATGCGGAATTCTTTTCCGTGAATTTTAATTCTAGTTCCTGCATAGGCACGAGTTATAACGAAGTCTCCTTCTTTACACCAAGCACCTGACGGAAACCTAGCTTCATCTTTATAAGCTAAATCTCCTAGTTGCATAACAAACAAAACAACCGTTGAGTGTTCTTGTATTTGTTTTACAGCATCTGATTTAATTAGACCACTTTCATATTTTTCATCTGCTTCAGGCACCATACATAAAATACGATAGCCTTTAACATCAGGGAGTTGAGTAGTAAGTTTAGCTAATGCTTCATCCTCACTTACTTTTTTACCTTCAGTGGTAGTTGTGTTTTTGGGTTTTTTAATTGGCTTGCCACCAGCGTTTACTATAGTTTTATCCGGTGTAGCTAAAAGATAGTCACTTTCAATATTAGGGTCTATACTCATTTTTTATCCCCTTTATCCATGGTAACTACATTATCTGTAGGACTACTTTCAAAGTCTTCTTCTTCTTTTTGATGCACTACCAGCATATCGCTAATCATCATTTGAACTGTATCAAAACCTCTAATCTGTCCACATGCGTGCTGATAACCTGCAAGGTCAGCAGTGCCTCTAGCCATATCTTCTGTTATTTCGTTGCGTCTTTCTTTTATCTGGCTGGATAAAAGCATAAGCGTTTCTTTCTCTGCCATGTTGATCCTTTATATTAGTTAGTGTTATCCTCGTCTTTAGTTTCTTTTATCTCGGTTTTGTCTTTTAACTTTTGCACATGTGCAGTAGTTTCATTACGAACCCTAGATTCTTTTTCGCGCAGGTTAATATCTTTTTGTTTATTAACAGCTGCAGCTCCTAATTTAGCTCCTTCTAAAACTTCTTTAGTGTTTATTTGTTTTTGCTCCATCTCTGCTTTAGCCCCTATTTGAGCTCCAACAATAGTTTCTTGAGAAGTAATTTTAGCTTGCTCAAGCATGACATCGCGCTGTACATCTGTAACAGCTTTTTGTTTTTCAAACTCAAGTTTTTCTTTTTCTAGTGCAATGTCGGCCATAGTTTTTTGTGCTTTAACTTTAGCTTCTTCTTGTTTAATTTGTAGTTCTGCTTTTTGCATTTGCAAGATTGGATCTTCTGCTTGCTTCTGTTGTTCTTTTTGTTGCTCTTCTGCAGTATTGTCTTGTAATACTTTTCCGGCGGCGGCTGCAGTTAATCTAGCCACTTCATTTTCAATATCAACTGGAAGTGGTTCTTCAGCTGGAGGTAGTGGTACACCTAATCGTTTTTCTATTTCTATTCTGTATTGGAAAGCAATGTGTTCTGCAACATGTGCTTCCATAGCTGCTACAATCATTCCTGCTTTTTGACTTTGCCCTACTAATTGTTTAATTTTAGGGTCTTCTGCAAAAGCCATATGTACTACAATGTGTGCTTCATGGTCCTGATCAAGAAATGCTTTGACTGGTTTGCCATTAATAATATTCATATTCTCAGATACAGGGCCTAACTGTTTGACATCGTTCTCATCAGGTATAAGTTTGTTAGCGTTCTTAACTCCTAATACATCTAACATTTGTTTATTAAGTTCTGGTAAGTCATATATATCTGGATTTTGCTGCGCCATTTGCATAACTGCTTGATACTGCACAACTTTTTGTGCCATAGTCGCAGCGTTTGGATCAGCTACAGGAATAAGATTAACTTTATCATAATCAGCTTGTTTAGCACCTGGCGTTCCAGTTGATGGATCATATTGATAATTAGGGTCGGTATAATCTTTAATGATAGTTTTAAGTAAACCAAACTCTTTTTTCATAGAATAATAAATACGAGCATTAACTGCTGACATTACTTTGAGAGTTCGCTCTAGTATGGCAAGTGTAGAACCTACTGGAGAGTTAGATGACATATCAGATACTTTCATATCTGCTGCCGTAGCAAAGCGTCTACCCTCATCAATAATTTTATCCATCAAAGCGGCAAGCACTTGACTAGGTTCTTTATAGGGGAGTAACATTATATTATCGCGGATAGATCCAGCTGGTGCGTCAACATCACGAAACTCTGCTGGAGCAATTGGAGTATCGTCTCCTTTAATACGTAATCCTCTAGCTTTAAATCCGCCTGGGAGATTTGATAATGTACCTGCGTCTACTAACTGTCTTAATAGCATTGTGCCTGATTTTGAAAACCCACCAATTAGGTGTATTAAGCCAAAGCAATAAAATCCAAAACCAGGAATATAACCATAGTGAACAAAATGTTCTCTACGCTTTTTCATACTGTCATCTTGATTGTAATTACGTCTAATAGCTAATATCTCTTGTGTACCTTTATCAATAGTAACTATGTACGGGAGTGCTATTCCTGTTTTTCGACTACCATCTTTATCTTCATAACCTTCTAAGTCAAGATTAACATTCATTTCTAATATTTTATATCGATCATCATTAGTAGCATCAAAGCCCATCTGCTCAGCTATCTTTTTCTCTACCTCATCTAAGTCATAACTTGGCTCGCCTAGTTCGGTATTACGATAGAAACCCATTTCTTGTAGATAATGTAGTTCTTGTTTTGTTTTACGCATAACATGTGTTACACGTTCAGCTGTTTCTAAATTAGATGCACCGTAAGGTACTACCATATCTTCAGCTGGTACAAAGATAGATACTTGACGTTCTAATGCTGGGTCATAATAAACTTTTTTAAACGCGTTACCTGCTAAACCTAAACCCCACAACATTCTTTCATGTTCAGGTCGGTACTCTGGCATTTTATCCATGAGCTGATAATTCATATTCTCTTGTACACGAGCAGCTGCTTCAATACACTCGTCTGTTTCTTTACCAATGATAGAAGTCTTTACAGGGCCTGCAGCTGGAAAAGTCTCCATCATAGTTTCAGCTTGGAATTTAACTAATGCTTCAGAAAGAAGCGGGTGGTAGACTGCGCATGCGCCTTCCCATGGTTCACTACGTTGTTCAATCTTAAGACCTAACAATTCTAAACCATCAACATATGTTTCTAGCCA